GCACAAATATCCCAACTTCAGGCGAGATCGAGACTGCACTATATGGCTACATGGCCGTTGGTGTATTGGTCGCTGGTGGAGTAAGACGCTTCAACCTAACCTAATAAGTTAGTTAATTAGTCATCCCCTGGGGTTTAGTAGCCCTAGCCCTGGGGGAGCTTTTAAGAGAGGAATACAATGGCAGCCACATACGTAACCAAAGCCGAATTGCGCAGCAATCTTGGTATTGGCTCTTTGTATTCTGACGCAACAGTAGAAGAATGCTGTCAATCGGCTCAAGATCTTCTCAATCAATATTTATGGTTTAATTCAGCACCAGTTGTAGGTGCAAGCCTTACATCTAACGTGGCTACTTTAGTTTTAGCAAACCCAGGCATATTTGTAGTTGGTCAAACAATAAGCGTAGAAGGTTGTGGCCATCCTTATGGTGGATCAAAAGTAATTACAGGCGCATGGCCAGGCACAACAGTGCCAGTATCAATAGCAACAGCATTTTGGAGTTCATACGCATTTAGTAGTTTCCCAACAGGTTATTCAATAATTCAATTTGCAGAAGTACACGCAAACGATCCATTCCATCGCATAATTCCTAGTGGTAAGGCATCAGCTCCTGACACTAAAGAAGCAGATTACAGTGTGGTTCCAGCTATACGAGAGGCAGCCATGATCCTGGCTACCAACATCTGGCAATCCAGACAAACTCAACAAACTGGAAGCGTAGGCATGGATGGGATCAGCGCAAGTCCATATAAAATGGGCTATCAACTGATCAATTTAATCAGGGGTCTCATCCAGCCTTACGCAGACCCTAACTCACTGGTCGGCTAATGACAGCAGCAATTACCACATTACGTGGCACACTAGCGACAGACCTAGCCAATGCAGGCGTGTGGTCTACCTTTGCATACCCACCTGCAACATTACTTGCTAATAGCGTGGTTATCACACCTAGCGATCCTTATATTGTGCCTAACAATAACGATCAAATATCTATAGCACCTTTAGCCAATTTCAAAGTTTTAATAACAGCACCTGCATTTGATAACCAGGGAAACTTAGCAGGCATGGAAGATTTTATTGTGGCAGTAGTAACTAAATTAGCAGCATCATCCCTAGTGCTAAACATATCAAGTGTCTCCGCTCCAGCTATAACTAACGCAGCTAGTGGAGATTTATTAACATCAGAAATAACAGTATCAATCCTAACGAGCTGGAGTTAAAATGAGTACACAAGCAGAAGACTTAGCCTTCTTAATCAAGACAGGCCAAATTAAAGAAGCACCAAAACCAACTGCACAAACAAAGAAAGACGAGGAATAACACGTGGCAATCTATCTAAACAATAACGTAGGTGTTAAGTTGGCTACTAATGCTGCCAAGACCACACCTTCAGTAGACATCAGTTCATACGTAACTGGCGTAACAATCAATCAGGTAGTAGATGAGTTAGAAGTAACAGCTATGGGCGATACAGCACATAAGTTTGTGGCTGGCCTACAATCTGGCACATTCACAATTGATTTCCTAAATGACTGGGCAGCAAGCCAAGTTATGCAGACCCTTAACGATGCCTTTGGTCAGACCCTGTCTGTATCATGCATCACAGTTAAAGGCACTGCCGTATCAGCTGCTAACCCTTCATATCAATTCAGCATCTTGGTTAATAACCTAACCCCAGTCGGCACAGCAGGCGTGGGAGATGTTGCATCTTCATCTGTAACCTTTACAATGAACTCCGCACTAACAGTGTCCCCATCGGTGGCATTTTAATTAAGGAGTAATAATGGCAAAGCTAAAGATAACAAGGGCTAATGGTGAAGTATCAGAGCATAAGATAACACCAGGTGTCGAGTACGCTTTCGAGTTAAAGTACGGATCAGGTATTAGCAAGGTCTTGCGTGAGCATGAACGTCAAACAGAAATATTCTGGCTGGCTTATGAATGCTTACGCAGGGCTGGCGCTCAGATACCTTTATGGGGAATTGAGTTTATTGACAGCCTAGAAACTGTCGAGGTATTAGACGAAGAAAAAAAATAATACAGCGGGATTCAATCCTTTACAGCATCGCACAATTATCTGTAGAGACTGGGATACCGCCTAAAGAGTTTATTGAGATGGATACAGAAATGTATCGGGCTATCATCCAAGTATTGACGGATAGAGCTAAGGAGATTCAACGTGCCAGTCGTAGTAAACGGCGTTAAACAACTCCAAAAAGCCATGCGGGATGTAGATAAAGACCTTAACAAAGAGATGTCTAAAAATATTAGACAAGCCATGTTAATCGTGCGCAACAAAGCACGTGGTTATTTACCAGCACAAAGTGAAGTATTAAGCGGATGGGCCAAAGGCACAGCATCGGCTGAAACTATCAAAGACAAATACAGAGCCTTTCCACCTTATGATTATGCTTTGGCTAGAGACAAGGTTCAATATTCAGCGGGTCAAAACAAAAGAAATAGATCAGGATTTAGAGCTGCATTTTATGTTTACAACAATTCAGCACCTGGCGCAATATTTGAAACAGCAGGTCGCATAAATAAACCTAGAGGTAAAGGATCATTAAACCCTAATGCGCCTGTTCAATTTAATGCAGCAGCTGAAATGCTGTCAAGCATGAAGGGCCAGGGTAAACAACGTGGTCGTGTTATTTATCGTGCCTGGGATGAAACTAAAAACAAGGTTATTCCTGAAGTGGTTAAAGCTATTGAGACAGTAGCTGTTAAATTCAAAAAAGACACAGAAATTAAGAAGGCAGCATAATGGCTAATTTAATTGTCAGCGCAGTAAGCACCTTTGATAACAAAGGATTAAAAAAGGGTCAGAAGGAAATATCTGCATTTGATAAATCAGTCAAATCTCTAGGTAAAACATTTGCGGGAGTATTTGGGGCTGCTGCATTATTAAACTATGGTAAAAATGCAATCAAGGCATTTGCAGCAGATGAAAAAGCGGCCAAATCTTTAGAGCAACAATTAAAAAATACAGGTTATGCTTTTAGCGCACCATCTGTTGAAAAATATATTGCTGGCTTACAAGATCTTTATGGGGTTCTTGATGATGAATTGCGCCCAGCATTTCAACAATTATTAACTGCTACTGGATCTATAACTAAAAGTCAAGATGCGTTAAATACCGCATTAAATGTAAGCGCAGCTACAGGCAAATCATTAACAGAGGTAAGCGCAGCATTAACTAGAGGATTCTCTGGTAATACAGCAGGGCTTAGCCGTTTAGGTGCTGGCATAAGCAAAGCCACCTTAAAAACTGGCAATATGGATAAAATTCTAGGTGAATTAAATAACAAATTTGCGGGTCAAGCAGCGGCAAGGTTAGATACTTATGCTGGCAAAATGGATCAACTTAAGGTTGCATCTGCAAATGCAGCAGAAACTATAGGTAAAAGTTTATTAGATGCATTAAGCAATTTAAGCAAAGATAACACCATATCTAGTCTTTCAACACAAATAAACGATGTTGCAAATTCAGTTAGTTATCTAATAACAGGTATTGGTGAACTAAGTAATGAATTACAAAAACTTACAAAATTAAACATCCCAACGCCAGGCGGTGGCAGTTTATTGGATTTTATATTACGTAACGCACCAGTAGTAAGCGCTTATTACAATGCTGGTAAAAGCAAACAGGCATTAACTAAACCAGCCAAAGAAACCCCCGCAATGGGTCGTATCGCTGCCCAGCAAAGAAAATTAGAAAATGCTGCTATTAAAAATTCTGTAGCTTTACGAACTGCCGAAAATGCACAATTAAAGGCTAAAACAGAATTAGATAAACTTAAAGACAAGTTTGATGTTGAGCGCATAGGCTTATTAGCTGCTCTTAATGCCGCTACTGATGAAGAGACTAAATTACGTATCAGAGCGCAATTAGCCATATTGGATAATAATGAAGCTTTAGCTAGAAAATACAATGCAGAATTAGAAGGCGCAAACGCTGCTAAGGTTTTGGCCGATGCAAGTTATCAAGCTGCTGGCGCATTAATTAGGTTTGGCCCAGCTTTATTTAATGCTTTAGGTGAAATGACTGCACGTGGCAAAAATCAAATAGCACCAATGGAAGACGGATCTAAAACTTACAACGTGCCACAAGGTGCTACAAATCAAGGCGCTCAGACAGGTGGCGGTGGCGGTGTTCCATCCATAGGTGTAACAGTAAATGCTGGCACTATAGTCACCGATCAGCAATTAGAAACTATTATTCAACAAAACGTATTAACTTTATTAAAGTCAGGTAATAAATTACTGCCAGCAGGATCTTTATAGTGGCCGTACCAACAATCAATGCAGTAATTAACTTTTCTACTGGGCCTAGCACTGCCCAGGCCATGCAGATCGATATTGGTAAATTAGGTGTAAACGTATTAGCCGATGCCGTAGCTGTAATTGTCGATGTATCAGATCGTGTTAATTTTGTACAGACCTCTACAGGCCGAGATCCTCTAGTAGATCAATTTCAAACAGGCCGTTTAACTTTAAGAATTGTCGATCAAAACGGAGATTTCAACCCTAGCAATCCATCATCACCTTATTATGGTTTATTGACACCAATGAAGAAGGTTCAGATAACTGCTAACTACAATAATGTTACTTACCCCATATTCTCAGGATTCATTACATCTTATGTAAACACTCAACCAAAGGATGCAACAGAGGTTGCTTATACAACCATACAAGCTGTGGATGCGATGAGACTGGCTCAGAATGCACAAATATCAACAGTAACTGGCGCTGCCGCTGGTGATCTATCGGGGACTAGAATTAATCAAATATTAAATACGATTGGTTGGCCAGCGACAATGCGTTCAATAGATGCAGGTCAAACCACACTCCAAGCAGATCCAGGCACAGCACGAACAGCGTTAGACGCAATGCAGACTGTTGCAGACTCAGAATATGGCGCTATCTATGTTGACTTCAATGGTAACTTTGTATTTAAGGATCGATCCACAGCTACAAAGTCAATCGGTGGCACAGCAACAAAATTTGCAGATGATGGCACTGGTATTACTTATGCTAACGCAGCTTGGAAATTAGATGATTCTTTAATCTTTAATTCAGTTTCAATTACTAGGACTGGCGGTACTGCCCAAACAGCCAGTAATGCCGCCAGCATAACTAAATATTTTATCCATAGTTATAATCTGCAAAACCTGCTTATGCAGACCGATGCGGTAGCCCTGGATTATGCCAGAGCCTATTGTGCATCTAGGGCTGAGACCACAATCCGATGCGATGCTATTGAACTTGATCTATACAGCGCCAATTACAATTCAGGCATTCTTGCAGCTTTAGACCTAGACTTTTTTGATCCAATTACAGTTATTACCACCCAACCTGGTGGCTCAAAACTACAGAAAACCTTACAGATCTTTGGCGTAGCAAACACAATCACCCCTAATAGCTTCAAAACAGTGTTTACAACGCTAGAACCTGTCATAGATGGGTTTATAATAGGCAACGTAGATTACGGGGTCTTAGGACAAAACGTTTTATCTTACTAAGGAGAAATTATGCCAACCTGGCCAGGCACGACTGGTGATGTAGTTACCAGCACAATGTGGAATGGGCTACCAGCCTACACAGTACAAACTGCTAAGACAGCAGATTACACAGCAGCTAGCGGTGATGAGTATCAACAACTTATCCCAATGAACAAGGCAACTGCTATTGCATTCAAAATACCAACTGATGCAACATATAATTTTGCAGTAGGCACAGTTATTACAGTATTAAATATTGGTGTTGGTACTTGCACAATTAGTGCAGTAACTTCTGGTACAACAACAGTTTTAAGCGCTGGTTCTACAGCTGCATCTCCAACCCTTGCACAATATAAGTCAGCAGCCTGTATTAAAACAGCAGCTAATACTTGGTATGTAGTTGGGGCTATTGCATAAATGTTAAATTTATTGTCTGCCCAATTTGCAATTCCAGCTCCACCTACTGTTACTGTTGATTATTTAGTTGTAGCAGGCGGTGCAGGTGGTGGTCAGTTGCCCGCAGGTGGAGGCGGTGGTGCTGGCGGTTATCGTTATTTTACAAGTCAAACTCTTAACAAATCTGTTAATTATTCAGTAACAGTTGGCGCTGGTGGTACTGGCGGTGATCCTGGTGGTAATGGAAATACTTCTACTTTTAATACCAGTAACGCAACAGGTGGTGGCGGTGGTGGCAGTGATAATCAATATTCAGGCTCAAATGGTGGCTCAGGTGGTGGCGGTAGAGGTAGTCAAGAAGGCCTAAATCAAGTCGCCAATAATTATGGAACAGGTAATTTAGGTGGTTATTCACCAAGTGAAGGTAACAATGGAAGTGGCGGTTGGAGAAATCTTGGTGCAACAAAAGCTGGTGGTGGCGGTGGGGGATCAGGTGGTGTAGCAGGTGATCCTTCTGCAAGTGGCGGTGGCGCAGGTGGCGTTGGAACATCTAACTCAATTACAGGTTCATCATTATTTTATGCAGGTGGTGGTGGTGGAATGGGCAGTGGCACAGGCGGTTCGTCGGTAGGTGGTAATGGTGCAACAGGTGATACTGGAAATGCTGGAAATGGAACAGCTAATAGAGGTGGTGGTGGTGGGGGTAGCCATCAAGGAACACCAGGTAATGGTGGTAGTGGTGTTGTAATTATTAGTTTTCCAACAAGTTCTGGAACTATTACTATTGGTGCGGGTTTAACAGGTTCAACAAGTACAAGTGGATCAAATACTGTTGCAACAATAACTGCTGGTACTGGAAATGTAAGTTGGTCATAATGGCACATTACGCTTTTTTAGATGAAAATAATATAGTCACTGAAGTTATTACAGGTATTGACGAAACCGAGTTAATAGAAGGTTTAGATACTGAAACTTGGTATGGAAATTTCAGGGGTCAAGTATGCAAACGAACTTCATACAATAAAAAAATCAGAGGTAATTACTGTTCTAAAGGTTATACTTATTTACCTTTAGAGGATATTTTTATGCCGCCTAAATGCCATTTAGAAGCAATATTAAATGCGCAATCTGCTAAATGGGAATGTACAAATACAGAGCATGAGCTAGTAATAAATGAAGCCTAAATTATGTGCAGCTGGCGTGCAGTTAAGAGATCAAATTGATACGTGGTTTCCAGATAGGCGTACTGCCAGTGATGGGTGGGTGGGCGATAGTCGCCATGCCACCAGAAAATCGGATCATAATCCAGACGAGTTTGGGTGGGTCAGAGCAGTTGATATTGATTCTAGGCTGGAGTCATCCGAAAGCCTCGCACCTTATCTGGCTGACCAAATCCGAATCGCAGCCAAATCGGATTCACGCATATCATACGTCATCTATAACAGGCGAATATGCTCGAAGGTATTAAATTGGAAATGGCGAAATTACAAAGGCATAAACCCACACAAAAAACACATTCACGTAAGCTTCACAAAGTTAGGCGACCTAAGCGGCGCAGAGTTCGATATACCACTACTGGGGGGCAAGTTATGAACATGAAAAATCCATACGTACTAACACTAGGTGCATTCTTATCAGCCTGGGCAGCATCCAATTTTGCAGCTGACTATCGCTCAATTCTATGGGCATTACTAGCAGGTGTCTTTGGGTATGCAACTCCTAAAAAATGAGCGTAAACGAATGGGTCGCTGTTGCCGTTGGCGCATGCACTTTAATCACAACTGGCTTAGTGGCTCTACGTTGGGTTATTAGATCCTATCTTGCTGAGTTAAAACCTAACTCTGGTACCAGCATGAAAGATCAATTAACTCGACTTGAACAGCGTGTCGATGATCTCTTTGTCTTAATCAGTAAGCGATAATTTTTGTCATGGCCACTACACGCAAGCGTAAAAAGATTAACAAACGCAGGGTGCGTAAATCGCCTGACCCATTAACTAAATTAGATCAATGGTATATCGCAAAACATGAGATGTTTAGAGCTGCACGTAAGGCGGGATTTTCAGAGTCTGTTGCGCTCTATCTAATGGATAGCCCAGAGTCAATGCCTGACTGGATTGTAGGCGACAAGGGAATTATCCCAACTATCCCTACTCCCGATGAGGATGAAGATTAAGCGTTGGTTGGTAATATCCGATCTGCAGGTGCCATATCACCACGAAGCAGCTGTGAAAAATGTAATCAAGTTGGCAAGACGTGAGAGATTTGATGAGGTTTTATGTGTTGGCGATGAGATCGATTTTCAGACTATTAGTCGATGGGCTGAAAAAACACCTTTGGCTTATCAGCAGACCATACACGCTGATCGTAAACAATGTCAGCAAATCCTTTGGGATCTCACAGAGCATTCAAAATCAGCTGTGGTTATCAGGTCTAATCATTCTGATCGCCTTTATAGCACTTTATTAAAGACACCTGGCTTAATCTCACTGCCTGAGTTGCAGTATCCAAAGTTTATGGATTTTGATTCTATGGGTATTGATTACAAAAAAACCGCTTACGAGTTCCATCCATCCTTGGTATTAGCTCATGGTGATGAAGGGAACATAAGCCAACATGCAGGTATTACAGCTCTTAATCTGGCTAAAAAATGGGGTAAATCAGTTATTGCTGGCCATAGTCATAGGCTAGGCATGAGTGCCTATTCAGAGGCCATAGGAAGCCATTACAGGCCCTTATATGGGGTCGAGGTAGGAAACCTTATGAACCGACAAAAAGCCTCTTATTTGCGCTATTCTGCAGCGAATTGGCAGATGGGGTTTGCTATACTTGAAGCCGTAGGAAAGACCTTGACACCAACCCTGGTGCCAATAAACAAGGATGGCTCATTCACAGCGCTTGGAAAACTCTACGCATAACGTTATCAAATCGTTATCAAAATAATCCGCTAAATAATCCACAAAGTCGTACACAGGTGCAACACTATTGCCATGCCACAAAATATGTAGGCATAGTTAGGGCTATATGAATAACTGGTTGGAAATGCGAAATGCTGTTGAGCAATTTGCTTGGTTAATGATGGGTGTTTTAATTGGATACCTGTTTATCACTAAAATCATTAACGATGCCAAAGATCGTTATTACTGGCTTGGCCGTAAGGATGGCTGGGATATGCACCGCAGGATGATTGATAACAAGGTTAAAACCGATGAGGTATTTGACTATGACAAAAACTGAGAAGTTTTTAGAAAATGTTGCGAGTACGATCCACGAGCGTGGCTCTTTATGGGGCCACCCTTTTTATAACCATAAAAGGAT